TTTAGATTCTTCATCAAAACATTTTGTACAACTGCTAGGTACTTTGCCTTCTATCATTAATTTGCGCACAGACCTCATATATTCACTATTGAATACTTGGCTAGGCAATTCACTTCCAAAGTTACTTGGCTCACCGTCTTCTTTTTTAACTAGCCCAACACCATAATCTCCAGAATAGGATCCAGATGCATTAGCTACACAGCAGATTCGAGCATCGCCGTTGGGTCTAGTTGCAAGATGTAACCATGGTATAACACAAAAAGATGCCGAACCGGTGACCTGTTCTAGTTGTTCTTGCCAACTAGCCAATTCACTATTTTCATGTTTCATCCAAAAAACTTTATTCATTATTTGTTTCATCCCTTATTGTGGTTTTTTGTTCATCAATACTTATAAATGGACTGCTTGGTCCGCACATTATTATACATGTTGAACTAGATTTATCTTTCCATTTTTGTTGCCACATTGTTTGCCACTGATCAGTTTCAATAATATTTCTTAATCCTGATGCTAAAACATTCAATCTTGGAAACTCTAATACCTGTTGGCGTACTCGTTCGCCTTCTTCGACTATTGAATCTTCCTGGTATAGATTATATTTTTTTAACAAGTCTACATCATAATTTGTGTACAAGAACGCACCAATCATACAGCAAGGACTTAATTGATAGTGTGCATCAATGTACAGTTCTTTGTGTTTAATTGCAAGGCAGTTGATCTTATCTGCATCTTTCCACTGTTGATGACCTTGCACATCTACTTTACTTACAAATTTAATTTCACTATCAGTTGGCTGTTCGAGATTGTATAAAAATTCACCTTGTTTATCAACCACCGGAAAGGGGCGTCCGTGACGTCTGCTGGTTTTTACAGAAAACTTCTTAAATCCCAAATCAATAGACAACTGTTCTGCATCTTTAACCTGATGTGCGTTATGTTTGAATCTAATAAAATGCCATTCAGCTATACCGCCAGCATTGATAAATGTTTTGGCATTCTTTATAATCATGTCATAGTTAGTGCCAACTCGATATAAACTGTGTGTGTCAGCAAACCCATCTATGGCAAATATAACATTGTGGCTTTTAGGCAATACTTTAATTAGGTCTTTCCACCAAACAGTGTTTCTTAGGCTACCGTTGGTATGTATATCAATATGTACATTAGGAGCATTAAGTTTTATATAATCACACATTTTAACAAGATCATTGTTCATCAATGGATCGCCAAAGTTTCCACAAAAGTTAATTACTTCAAGTTGCTCTAAAACATCTAATGGAAATATTTTTACAAATTCATCTAAGGTCCAATCGTTAATCGGCAGCAGAGGATTTTCTAATCCACCGTGTATGTTTCTAGGACACATAGGACATGATGCTTGACAACGATTGGTAATCTCTAAGTGAACTATATTAAGTTCATTCATTTTAAACATGTTTCTTTCCTATAACCATCCATCGAGTGTACAACGGTAGTTCTAATGCCCCAGCCCATAATATATCGATGTTGCATTGTGTTTTAAATTCTTCTAAGTCTTGTGCTGTTCGAACGTGTTCTGGAATGTCATAGTTATTACTTTGTAATACCAGCAGACTATTCTGCGGCATTCCGCTTAACCATAAGTCGTAATCATCTTGTGTTATATGTTCACAGCTGGTATTAATAACAACATCTGCATCACTGCGTATTTCACACATGTTGGCTGTAACCGCATAGAACTTTCCAACCATTTCTTCAATCTTATTCATGTTGATAGCGATAGGTTCGCAACTAGGATCTATGTCTACACTACGAATGCTCATTACCGGAACATCACTTTGAAATAACATACTAGCCAATACACCAACCCACCCACCGTGGATGTCTACCGTGACAAATTTCTTAACATGTTTACGTAAATTTTTAATCAACCATTCTTTACTTTTAAATTGACCGGACCATAAAGCATCCATGGTCCTCATAGGGTCGGGACTTTGACGAATAGCCTGCATCCAATGATGTAAATGTTCTGTATCAATTTTCAAACTGTGCTCCTAGCTTATCAAAAGTGCCGCATTGTTTAGTGCATTCTTTGATGCCACAGGTACTCCAACTATCTTCTATTTGAGAAAAGTATCCACTATCAAATATTTCTGTTAATGTTTGTTTGTTAAGGTCAGGCCAATAACCTATAGAATCCAAATATTGTATTCTAGAGGTTTTCATTGTAGGCATTGCCTGCATGTCTATCCAACAACAAGGAGTAATAGTACCGTTGGCTGCAACATACATTTGATTATCTCGTTTGGCTTTACATTTAATCACAGGTAATATTTCTTTTTCAGCATTTGAAACTTTTCCGATCATAGTACTACTTTTAGATGTGGGATATAGAACATAAGTTGTTTTGCCCGCTTCATCTAATACATGGTATTTTCCAAATTTAAAACGACTAGTATGTTTAATATAAAAGTCTTTGAACCCAAGCTCTTTACTAAGAGCCCTACATTCATCTATTTGATGTTCGTTATGTTGAAAGGCCAACATGTCCCAACGTGCATCGCCGCCAGCGGCAATGAATGCTTTTGCATTGTTAATAATCTTTTGCCATTCTGTGTCGACTCTGTACAAATGATGGGTGTCTTCTAATCCATCAATTCCAAATATAATCCTCACTTGCAATCTTGCAAGTTCTTCAAACCACTCTAGGGTTCTTGCACTGCCGTTGGTATGCATAACCAACGACATCGTTGTATTATGTTTACGCAAATATTTAAAAATCTCTAATGTATCTTTGGCAACTATAGGGTCTCCTAAATTACCGCACATGTTTAAATGGTTTAATTGTTTTATAAAATCAATAGAAAACCATTCTTGAAATTGTTCTAGTGTAATTTCATTCAATTCAAGAAAGGGGTTCAACGGCCCTCCATTTATTCGGCGAGGACACATTGGACATCTAGCTTGACACTTAGATGTAACCTCTAGATGAATTGCACGTACTTCATTAATGTTATACATTTTTTATTTTTGGAATCTTGCTGTCTGCTGAACTAACACAATTTGGAGTGATGCAAAGCTGTGGGTTCTTAAACAGTTCAAACTTGTCCAAAGTTCCTAATATTTGATCATGACAACTGTATGATCTTTTTACCTCATTACTTCTTATTATAACACTTTGATACCCTGAATTGCAACTCCAACCTTGAAACTTATTAAATCCAAATGCATTAAATCGTTCCGCCTGATCAAAAAGATATTCTTTATTATCATCATCGTATAATGCTATTTGATAAACTTCTTCGCCTTGAGATTTTTGTGGAAATCCTGTTTGCATTAAATGGATCATTTCTTCTGTGTATCCATCTACTATACCGCTGGCTGTTGGATTACTTTGCGGTTTAAGTGTTACATTGATTCCACGTTTATGGAATCGTTCCAAACGAGCATACAAATCATAAAACTTTTCCGGAACCATAACTTGATTAATGGTTACATGTACTGTTTCGTGCATGAGCTGTAAACACTTATCACCGAACTCTTGTTCTCGAGCAAACTCATCATGGAAGCTGGCTGTGATACTACGGCGCTGTAATAGGGCAGTATTGTTGCACCAAGTGTTCCACCATTTGCTTCCAGGACTCAAGTTTGTAGTCATATGGATACTTTGGTAACTGCTTTCGGTTTCGTCTAAGTGTTTAACCAAATCATTTAATTGTTTGTAGGCAGTAGGTTCACCACCGCTGAAGCTCCAATGGAATTCATTAAATCCGTTTAGTCGCGCTTGCCTTTTGATTTCATCTATGGCATTGGTATAAACTTCAAATGGTTGGTAATCCAATTTGTCGCTGCGAGCATATGGCCAACAGTAAGAACAATTATAATTACAAAACCTTCCCAATATCCAACTCGTGGAAAATAATGGACGGCTTAACATGGTACGTTGTCCAAAGCGTACAATATTTTGAAATGGTATTTCTTGAAAGTTCGGTATCATAAAGTGCTAATATTTAACCTATTATAGGTTGCTACTAGGCAAACGAGAGTATATAATATACATGTGGTCGTCAGTGGAACTTGGTAGACCTCCTGCTCGTTGGGAAACGATGCTTGG